ACCAGTTGAAGAACGAACTATCAGACGTCGACTCGATTAGCTCGTTGATCTCGCTGTACACAAGGCCTTCGACTTGGTCGACCACGCTGATGCGCACTTCGTCACCCAGCAGGTTGCCAAGGTAGACCGCTTGGCAAACCGTTTCCGGTGCCACAACCAGCAGGATTTCATCTGCAAACTCAGTTTGCGTGTTGTTGTATTCATCGAGCATCTTGCGGCGATTCGTCACGCCGCGCGGGGTCCATGCCGTCGTATCAGTCAGTGCCTTGCCGACGTTGTTGGCGAGGAGCGACTGATAGACCTTCTGCGACGCTGGCTCATGAACGAGCGCGTCTTTTGCGTAGATGGCCGTCAGGCTATGGGCGGGTTCGGCAATCGGGACGTTGCAATACACAACGCCTGCACCGGGTCCGATCACCTCACCTGCATCGAGCAGGACATAGGGTGCTCGGCTCAGGTCATTTGGGTCATAGGTGACGCGCAGCGTGTTCGGGGGCGCCATCTGCTGTACGCCATTGCGGTCGTAGTATGGGGCCGAGGTGGCTCGGGTGCAGGACACCACGCCCATTGTTACAGGGTCTGCGACGATCATACTGGGGTCACCTCTTTAATAACTTTCGTTGCAAATGGCGTATCGCCGTTGATAGCTGCATCGAGGTGGCTGGCGGTTGCCTGCGCGCCTTTCGCGATCGCCGCGTTCTCGGCACTGTTTTCCACCCGCAGCAACTGCAGCTCGGAACGCACGGCGCGCAGCTCGGCAACCAGAACGGCGTTGCTTTCGCTCGGGCTCGACAACTGGCCCATCAGGTTGCGAGTCTGTTGCGCATTGAAGATCCGTGCAGCGCCTGTCGCTTCCAACTCCGGTCCGTTCTCACCAACGATGCGCCAGCCGCCCGAATGGTCACCGCCTGCCGCGAAGCCGGGAATACCGTTGAGCTTTTTGTACTCATCGCTTTTCTGGGCCGCCTTCATGAAGTCAGCGGTCTCAGCAGCATCCATCGTCGAGCCGTACGCCTTCATCCAAAAAGACAATCCTTCAGCATCCGGCTTACGGCCAAGGACGCTTTGGTAAAGTTTGTTTAGATCCGCTTCGGTCGAGTGGGCAATGCCGCTGACGATCTGCGATACCGGCGTGCCACTGGCCGCTGCGTTGTTCCACCACTCGAAGCCAGCGGCATCCGGTGCGCGGCCCAGGTGTGTTTGATATGCCGAATTAATGGCCGACCCCGCTGCCACGACCGGATTGCTTTGCGCGGCAAGCACTGCCGCTCGGAGCGCCTTCACAGCGTCGAGGATCGACAGACCCGTCGCGCTCTGACCCTTGAGAATGTCGATCTGCTCCTGCTCGTGCTTGAGCATCGCGTCATACGCATCCAGTTGCTCCTGCAGGGTTTGCAGCGCGCGATCTTCCGTTGACAGCGCGGCGTCCGACAGCGCGGCCAAGTCCGACATGTCATTGCGGGTCGAGTAGAAATCTCGCTGGTAGTCCGCGAAGCTCTCAAACTGCGAGCTTGCATCAGCCGACAGCGCGCCCAACGTCGCCTGCAACTTGGCTGAGTCAGGGAACGCGCCGCCTGCGCGCGCCGTCGCCAGGAAGCTTCGCAGATCGCTCTGGGCGCGCGTGCGTGCCACGACTGGATCATCCGGTGCCTGCATGCTTCCGATCGTGCTACGCAGGCTGTCAGACACCGCGCGGATCTTATTGGCTGCCTCGGTATGGGTGGCGATCTGTGTTTGCAGTGCCGTGCGTTCGCGGTCGATGACGCGCTCCAGCATGGCAAACGCACTGTCGACATCCCCCATCAGACCAGCGGCCACGTCCTTCGCGGACTGCGCCGCCGCTTGTGCTGCCAAGCTGGCGTCCTTTTCGGCGTTCAATGCCTGGATTCGATCCCAAAGCGGGCGGTTGCTCTCGTGCAGAGCGGCGCGCTCTTTGGCAAGCAGCTGCTCGCGCGTCATCGTCAGTTCGTCGAGCTCGTCCTGCAGCGTGCCGCGCTGGTCTGCGATCTCCTCGAGGGACATGCTGAGGTCTTTCACGGCCGGGTAAACCTTGGCGAACGCGTCGGCCAAGCTCATCATGGCGGTGAACTGTTTGGCGCCCGCCTCGGTCGTCTTGTCGATACCGAGCGCCGCATTCTTGAACTCGGCGCTGGTATCAACCCAAGCCAAGCCCATGCTGGCGAGCTGCTCGGTGACGTACTTTTGGATCGGCGCCATGCGCTCGGCTTCGGTTAGGAAGTTGTCAGCGAACGAACTCACCTGGCTGCCCAGCGCGCTGATGCCGCCCGACATATCGATCAGTCGTTCACGCGCCGGCACACTGGCAATGCCCGCCGCACCGACAGTGGTACCGATCGAGGCCATGATGGCGTCAAGGGTCTGGTAGTTCGACGCTACCCGGGCCAGAGTCTCAAGGTAGCCCTCGCCCACTTTCTGGAACGACTCAAGGCCGGCCACGCCGGATGCGGCCAAGCTATCGCCTACCTTCGAAAAGACGGCCTGCAATTCTTTCTGGATCTCGTCGTCCGACAAACCTTTGAGACTGACCTTGCCGATGTCGACAACGAAGCTGCTCAGCTGCGCATTGAAGCTGTCGGCACCAAGTCCAAGGATGGTGCCGGCTTTAAACACGGTGTCGTACAGCGAGGTGAGTACGCTAGTGATCTGGCGATTTCCTTCGGCACCCAGCCCTTCCATCTTCACGCTGGTCTTATCGCTGCCGAACCAACCACCGTCCTTCTTCACGTCGGCGTACTGGGACGCGTTGATGCCACCCGTAAGGATGCTACCGTAGCTCGATTTGTCCAGCGTGAAGCCGGTGTCTTCAACCGTTTGCTTGCCACCGAAGACGCTGCCCAGCGCTTTACCAATGAAGGTCTTGCCGATGACAGCGCCCAGGACGGCGCCCAGAGCCATGCCGATAGGACCGCCAAGCAGCAGGCCGATCTGGCTGGTACCCATACCTACGTAGGCGCCAGCCATTGCACCGCCGATGCCACCAGCTGCAGCGCCCCCGACCCCGATCGCCTTCGAATCGAACACGCTTTTGTTCATGTCCTTGCCGAATTCGCCGGTCACGCCAGTCGTGCGAACGAGCAGGGAAGCGAACTGGCCGATGCCCGACTCGATGTTACGCAGCGAGATCAGCATGTCGCTGTTCACGCCGAGTGTGTCTTGCGACGACTGCTCGATCTCGGCCAGCGCACGTGCGATCGAGCCCGACTTCGCGTCCGAGCCCAGCACGGTGCCAGTGCCCTGCTGTTTTTGGCGCGACTCGGACAGGCTGACGCTGCTGCCGCCCGACACGCCGCCGATCGCCACACCCAAGCCAGCAACCACAGCGGCCATGGCGGCCATACGCCCGAACGCGCTGTAGGGGTCGCCGGTGCCCTGGTTGAGCACCGCGGCGATACCCTTCGGCACCAGCTCGGCCATCGTCATCGCCAGCTCGGCGGCGTGGAAGACCTTGGACACCGTCATCAACGCTTGGTATCCACGGCTCTGCTCTCCAAAGAAGCCGGCAGCTGCGCCCGCCATGTCGCCGTAGCCGGACAGACGGTTCTTGGTTTCCATCTCGTTTAGGCGAGCGATGTCGGCGATGTACTTCTGTTCGCTCATGGCGCCAGTCAATCGCTCACGCTCTGCCGTAGCGCGATGCTTATCAATTTCGGCTTGCCGTTTTCCGAAGCCGTCGAGCGTCGAGGTCAGTGCGGACAACGCGGTGCCCGCACCGCCGAGCGATTCGCGCAGGGCTTCGCCGAACGACTGTGCTTTGGCGGGATCGAGGAACTCATCCAGTTGTTCGATGGATTTTTTGCTGGCTTCAAGACCGTCGATCTTGCCGAGCGCGGTCGCGCTGCGCTTCTTGGCGGCGATCAGCTTTTCCAGATTCTCAATCTCGTCGAGGGTGAGTCCCAGCGAAGAGCGCTGTGCCAGCTGCTCTTCCAGGCGTGCCAACTCAAGCGCTTCAATCTGGCCCTTTGTTTTGCCGAACGTGAGGGTGAGTTCTTCGTTGCGCACTGCCTCAGTCAGCGTGCTCTCAATGATTTTTGCGACACTGGTTTCATAGGCGTCCATCGATTTGGTGTACGACGCCAATCCTTCGGCCGCACGTTTGTTCGCCTCAATCACTTCAAGTTTCGTGACCAGCTCTTTGCCCTCACTTTCCAGCACGGCATACTGGATTGGCGTGAGCTTTCCCTTCATCGCGGCCAGCTGTTCGGTGAGCCTGAGCTGCTCCTGCTGGCTGGCTACCAGTGGCGCCCCGGCGCTGAGTTCAAGATTAGCTTGAACGATTTTTGCCTGGATGGCTTTCACCAGGTTCTGATAGGCGTCGGCTTGTTTGTCCGCATCCTTGGCCGCGTCGTCGCCACTGGATTTGTAGGAGAGTCCCTTCTTGCTCGGCTCCGCTGCTGTGCTACCCGACGCGGCCGTCCCCTGCGCCGACAGATACCCGGCCACCTTGCTGGAGAAGACGTCGGCGCGCGCATTGTAGAAGTCAGACAATTTTTTGTTAGCGGCGTCCAAAACTTGGTTGCGCTCTGCGACCGTCTTTTTCAGTTCATCCAGTGGCGAACCACCGTTCGCTGCGCTATAGGCCATGCGTGCGGGTGATGCAGTCCACAGCACCTTGAGATCAGCGGCCACGACCTGGACGCTGCTCGAGATCGCAGAGAAGGTTCGCACGGCCAGAAGCCCTACATCTGCAACGCGCGCGATACCCATCGCAGTCATACTGGCCCACTCAGCGATTTCGCCACCGTCGATCAGCCCATCCTTTGCCTCTATCGCATCGGCAAAACCCTTCGCCAATCCGGACAAGGCAGGCAGCGCCGCAACTGTGACTGCCTCGAATGCTTCGGTTGTACGAACGCCCAGCATGCCGAATTGATCTTGAAGGGCTGCAACCTGAGTTACAGACTCAGCCGAGATCGTCGAGAAACCATCGACGGTTTCCGACAGGTCGTTCAGGAAAGGCAGCAAGTCGACAGCAGACTTCCCGAACAGGTCGGTGACGATAGCGGCCTTAGCCGAACCGTCCTCGTATTGCTGCAGGCTCTTCGCCACCTGAACCATGATCTCGCCTGGATCGCTCAGCGCGTTCGCGGAAATGCCAAGTGCAGCAAGAGCCTTGCCCGTCTTGCTTGATTTTTCGTCGACTGTGGTCAGCCCACGAGCGAGCTTGACCAAAGCCGGGTCGACGCTCCCGGCGAAGTCCGCGCCGAATGCTTTTGCTACTTTTTGAATTTGCGACAGACGCTCGATGCTCGTACCAATCTTTTGCGAGAGGTCATCCAGCTCGCCCATAGAATCCATTACGCCGGTGATCCGTGCCGCGAGGCTGGCCAACGACACGCCTGCGACGGCGAAGCCAGCGACGTTGCCGATGGTCGATTGCAGGTTGGAATAGCGATCGCCGAGACTGCCGAGCTGCCCCGAGATTCGTTCGAGGGACTCGCCGTTCATGCGGCGCAAGGCGTCGCCGACAGACTCGATCCGGCGCTGACTTTCTGCAGCGCCTTGTACAGCCAATTCAATAAGTGCGCGCGGCAGTGCCATTGGCTCAGTTCCTTAGCTCTTGCGTTGACGCGCCCACTCTTCGAGGCACGCCCGCTCCATCATTTGAATCAACAGAAACGTGTGCGACCGCGCCTTCTTCTTCAGGCCACGCAGGCGCATGCATGTTTCCACTCCCGGATAGTTCAGACCGGTCGCGCCACCCATGCCAGCGCTCCACTGGGTCTGCACCGCGAGCCACATGTTGAAGGGCTCATCGTTCTCAGGCCAGAGCCAGTACTCGTCTTCATTCAGCGCGATGCCGCCCTCGGCACAAAGGCCCAAGGCGGCAAGCGCATCTTTGACGTGATCGTGTTCAGCCGGCTCATCGTGACCAAACTCGATTTGGCCGCGCGCCAATAGGCGCACGACCTCGGTCAGTTTTTTGCGACTGCTGCGACCTGCTCCAGGTAGGCGTGCATGATCACGACCGGCATGCCGACGTTGTCGATCAGTTCGTCGAACTGTTCAGGGGTGAAGTCTTGAGCGACACCGGCTTCATTGAGGACGCCGTCCCAGCCTTCGGCGATGTCGCGAACGAACTTCTTCACGTCGCCCTTTTTGTCCTTCATGGCAACGTCGATTTCGTCCTGGCTCAGACGCTTGCAATGAAGCTTGAAGTCGAAGTTGACTGGCTTGCCGGTTTCATCGGGAAGGGTCCCTTTGACGGTGACGGCGAGTTTGTTGCGTTTAACGAGTTTGAACGCCATGGCGTTTCCTTTCAGTTGTGAATGTGAGGGTGTTCGTTACAGGACGACGATGCGCCATTCGTCGTTGCCGTTGACCGGGACCAGGCGCACGTCGAAACCGATCAGGCGCTTGCCGTTCAGCTCCGATTTGCGGGGGTTGGTCAACTGGGCCGCAGGTGCGAAGACGAGTACCTTGTTACCGGCAGCGGTGCCGATGGTGAAGCCCAGTGCCTGCGTCTCGTTTGCCTTGACCGACGCCATCATCGCGACCTCCTGCGCCGCCGTCAGTTCCAGCTCAAGCGTTGCAGTCGACTGGCGGTCCGAGATATCAACGGTCTCGGTACTGAGCATCGCGCTGAAGTTCACCACGTTGCCAAAGTTCAGTTCGAGGCCGGTGCTGTTGTAGACAGTGCCGCCACTGAGCGCGCCGGCAGCGTACGTACCGCCCAGCGTGATGTCGATGACGTTCGCCTTGGTCATGGCGACAGGCTTCTTCCACGGCGTGAAGACGCCGGTAGCGTTTGGCGCCACCGCGATGCCGCCGTCCAGGCCAGTCCATTCGAAGCGCAGCATTGGGCGTTCGCCCACCTTCGCAGACAGGGTGCAGTTACCCATCGAGTCCAGCAGCTTGTGCAGCGCGCCATCGTCGTAGTAGTACTGAGTAAGCATCTTGAGCGACGTGGACACTGGTGTGTATTCCACACGTGCCGGGGTGGTCAGCATGCCTTCGGCGACGGCGCAACCTTGCAGCAGCTGGCCCCAGGCCGGCGCAGTGCCGGCCACGCCGGAACCAGCCAGCTCGACCGCGTAGGTCAGCTTGACGCTGGCCGGGCCGACGAGCTGCTCGCTGCCACCGAAGTAGCCACGGATCAGCGAGCGGTCGATAGCCTGCGCGTCGAGTGGCGTGATGCTGCCTTCCGACATGAGCACGGCATTGGCCGCACCGGTTGGCGCCGCATCTGCGCCGGCGGTCGTCTGCACTTTGGCGGTGACGATGGTGTTCTTGATCAAGCGGGGCATCGCTTACTCCTGGTTGGCCGAGCCGTCGTAATCGACGGCTGCAGCTGGGGTTTCGTCGGCAGGGACTGGGACCGGATCGTTGGAGACCCACTCCCACGATTCCCGGTCAAAAGTCCAGGAACCACCAGCAGGTGGCGGCGGGATCTGGCGCTCGTGCGGCGCGGTTTGCGTCTTGTCAATATTCATGTCAGCTCAATGTAAAGTTGCTGGTGCGGTGATCTGCGGTGTAGGTGAGTCGGATCCACCCGGTTTTCTTTCCGTCCGTCGTGTTCTCTGCTTCGATACCGATCACCTGCAGATCAGTGACAACGCCGTTCAGCGTCGAGTTGGCTGCCAAGCGTTCAAACACCGCCTTGAGCAGCGGGTCGACCGCGAGATCGCCGCTCTCACTCGTGCCGCTTGCATAGCATTCGACAGTGAGACGGGTCGTCCAGTCGATGGGCGCTCCGTTGATCGTGCCGCCAGTTGGCACTGACTGGTCCCACTGCACGCTGATTGCCAGCTTGTCCTGGTCGGGCACAGCCATGGCACGTGCGCGGTAGATCGCGCTGCATACGGGCGGCTGCTCCTCCAGTGCTGCGATGACCGCGCTTACGATGTTTGCGAAGGCAGTTCTCATGCAGCCACGGTCAGCGTGAGGATGGTAAGGCCGGTGTTGTCCGGGTCGGCGTCGACGATCTCGTAACGCACAGCGTCGATCGTGATCTGCTGCCCGACCGGGTCGGCCATGACCGCACTGTCCGCGACGGTGACAACAGGGCTGCTGGACGCCACCCCCATGCCCAGCTGCGCTTCGCTGGCCAGGTTGCGGAAGATGCCCGGCACAACCGCGCCGCCAATCGTCACCTGCTTGTTAGCCAGGTGATTCAAGACGGCGCTGTTCGCAGCCAGCTGGAGGTTGGCGAAGAGCATGCGCGTAGGTCAGCGGATGACGCCGTCGAGCAGCACGGTAGCGCTGGCCTCGGTGCCGCCCTTGGCTGCGGTCAATGCGCCGACCAAGGTGTTGTTGGTAGCGGTCGTGGTCAGACGCTTCGCGGTGTTGTCCCAGTAGATCTTGGCGCCGGCCGCGCCGGTGTCGGCGGTTGTGGCCGCGAGGGAGTACACGCCCGTGCGCTTGATCTCGACCTGCGTACCCTGCAGGGCGTCGTTGCCGGCGATGCCGAAGAGCGCGCCGACCAACACCGCCTGGCCGCTCAGTACGTTGGCTGGAGCAATGACAGTGAGCGTGTCGCCGGGCTGGATGAAATTCTTCATGTTCGATTCCTGTGATGGATGGGTGGACTGGCAGCGGCGGCTTACTTGCCGACGCCTTGGTACAGGCCGCGATGGTCGACAGCCTTGGCGGCGAAGTCCAGGCGGCACTTCCAAGTCACGCCATCGACCTCGAAACCGTTCTGGCTTTCGATGACCGGACCCTCCGCGCCGTCCAGGTAGCAGTACTCGACGGTGTCGACCTGGCTGTTGTTGCTGGCGAGGAACCATGCGGTCTCGCTAACACCGTCCAGGATCGGCTCGACAATCGGTTCGACAGCCGTGCGGCCGCCAGCGCGGAATTCGTTGATGTCGGCCTGCTTGGCCGGCACGTAGTTCGCGCTGGTCAGTGCATAGGCATCCTGCTCGAGCGAGGCTGGGACGATCAGGAAGTTCGGCGCCAGGTTCAGCTCTTCGTCGCCCAGGCCTTTTTGCAGGCGCATGGCTTTACGGCCCGCTTTGAGTGCGTCCAGCGACAGCGCCGATCCAGCGCCCGAGCCGACGTTCTTGTGTGCCGCGTCGAAAAGCGGCTTGCCGTCGCCCATTGCGAAATTACTCGTAAGCTGGCTGTACACCAGACGGTTCTCCAGACGGCTGGAACTTGCACCAAACGCCGTGACCAAGCGCTCGAATGCGCGCAGATCGTCGTTGATGATCGCTTGGCGCGTGAGCGACACCATCCGGCCGTAGGTCACCAGGGCGTACGACGCACCGGCATCGGTCATCGTGCCGTATTTGAATTCGCCATGCTCGTTGGTGCGCAGCAGTTCCGGCGCACCGGAAATCTGCACGATGTTGATGTTCTTGAAGTCAGGCGCGTTCGGTGCCTGACGCGCCCACTGTGTGTAGGTGCCGGCGTTCTCTGCGTAGGCATCGCGCATGCGCTTGTTCGCGACATTGCTGAACAGGGCTGCGAAGTCGCTGGTGCCGTGCATGCCCGCCGAGCGGAAGTTCAACATATTGGTCGCCAGCTGCATGCGATCCATGCCGCGCGTCGAAACGCCACGCGCTTCCAGGAAGTCGCGGCCCAGCTCAAGCAAGCTCATGCCGCGGAACTGGGTACCGTTCTCGGTCATCTTCGTGCGGGCGTACACGCGATGCATGATTGCCTCTTCCATGCCGGCCATGCGCGTTTGCTCCACGTCGCCGATCAGCTGGATGCGGGTATTCTGGTGACCGCCGCCTGCGGTGGAGTTACGGGCCATTTCGTCGAGCACGGCAGCGCGTGCTTGGTCGACGGAGTTTCCACCACGGATCAGGCCGGCGGCCAGGCCGGTGACGCCATGGCGGGCGCACAGTTCCATGATGTCAGCGGAGCGGGTCATGGCTTCCTGTGCAGCGCGGGAGGCCGCGTCGTCCGTGGAAGTCGGGCCAGCGGGTGCTGGTACTGGCGGCGACACTTGTGTTGGGGCGGCCGCAGGAGCAGCGCGGGTCGGATCGGCAGGCGCTGGATTCGGGGCGCCCGATTGGGTAGCAATGGTCATGGTGTCGTCCTGGTTGGATGGAGCAGAAAGGGCGGGCGCCCGGGTGATGAATTCGCATGGGTGACCGTTCTGCGGCGCGCTGCGCGAACTTGCGCCAGCGTCGAACGGGACGGTCACGAAACTGATTTCGTACGGCTCCCACGCCACAGCGCGGTACAGCGGTACGTTGACGCCATCGGTGCGGTCAATGGCACGAGTGATTTCGTACTTCGCGACGCGGTACGTGAAGCTGATCGAGCGGATGATGCCGGCCTTGATGTCGGCGACGATGCCGGCCAGCTCGGGCCGGTTCGACAGCCGCAAGGATGCACTGCCTTCTCCGTTCTGGATGCTGCCACGGGTGGCAATGCCGATGATGGACTTGAGGCCACCCTGAATATCGTGGTTGTCAATGACCTGCACGACGCCCTTGTCGAAGCGCGTCATGTCGACAGCTTCGGGCGTGACGACCAACTCTTCGTCGTACGGGGTGTCGTTGTACCAGTCATAGCGTCGACCCATCGAACCAGTCGTCCAGATGACGTCGATCGTGTTGTCGATCTCGTTATAGGTCGATGGGACAAGCTCCGCGCCACGCGAAAGAGGTGGCATGATCCGGGGATCAGTAGCGGAGCGGGCTGCGATCTGCTGAGTGGTTGGCGTCGTCATATCCGCATGATGCGGATTTCCCTGTCTCAATTCTCGGAAAACTGAGACAACTTTTCAGACGGCTATTTTTGTTCGCTAACGACGTAGTAGCGGCCGCCTCGCAAGGCCATCGTCTTCAAATCGGACGGCAGGTTTGAAAGATCGCCAGCCGGTAGCTGTGGCGCCACCCCAACCAAGTTGGATGGGCCGCGCGCCTGGCCAAGCCCGGACTCGGGCACGTCACGCTTAAATTGGGCGCGTACGCCTGGCAGATCGGCGATGTTGATGGTCATGTGTCCCTCCGCTTGAAATGGGTTGTCTTGTCGAACTGCTCGCTGTTCTTGCAACTGACGCGCGCTTCCCACCGCCAATCCTCTGGCGGTTCGTCGCCGGTGCCGCCCAGGAATGCAACAACATAGGTGCGCACGACGCCATCGATTTCCACGCTTTGAATCTCTGCCGGCTCGATCGACACAACGCCGACCAGGATCAACTCGATTGCTTTGCTGCTGTCGTCGAGCGGCGTCGTGGCTCGGTCGATCAGTTCCTGCGTGATGTCGGCCAGGTAGCGACTTTTCTCATCAGGGTCGCGATAGACGTACCAGTCGTCGCCCTCTTTCCACGGCATATCAGCCATTATTCGAACCTCACTTTTCTAGTACCAGTACTACCAAACGACGTGACCCGGCTACCGCTTCCCTCGAATGGCGTGACGCGGCTGCCGCTGCCTTCGAAGATCACGATCCGGGATGGATGAATTTTTGTAATATCAAACGGCTCTCCCCTCGCCGAGAAGCGCAGCGTCACCGAACCGCCGACCAGCTGCAGGCCAGCAGGCGACACCGTCAGGCGCCGCCGGACCAGGATGCGCACGGCACCACCGACCAGTAACAGGCTGGCAGGCTCGACGCGCAGCCGACGCGCGATGCGCATGCCGACTTTGCCGCCGGTGAGTGTCATCGCTGCGGCCGAAACCGGTAGCGAGTAGGAGCCGGCGTCGGGCTTCGGTGCGTACGGCATCGACACCTGGCCGCCAGTCATAACCATTGCCGCTGCGCTCACCGACAGCCGGCGAGACACGCGCGCCACAACTTGGCCGCCAGTGACAGCCATCGCCGCCGGCAGCACGCCAAGCCGACGCGAGGCCAGCATTGCGACGTTGCTTGTCGCAAGGGTCAGGGCGGCTGGCGCAACTGCCAACTTTCGACTGGCGCGCATCCCGATCTGGCCGGCGGCGAGCGTCATTGCGGCGGGCTGGACGCTCAACAAATAGCTGGCTGCAGTGGCCGCTACAAAATCCTCGACCGATCCGTCGTCGAGAATCTGCCATGGGTTTCGACACCATTGGACAATCTCAGCGTCCGACCATTCGCGGGTGGACACGCCGAACATATACGTTTCGACGTCATCCATCGGCGGACCGCCCTCTGGCCGCCCGATGCTGAACGGGCGACTGTCTTGGCTTCGGCTGGCTTTCGCGTTCGGGTTGCCCGCAATCTTGACGCCGCGGCGCCATATCTCACGGCCCTTGACTTGGCCCGCCACGACGACCAGCGTTTCGATCAGCGTGTCCTTGACGTACGGCGCCTGGAGTCGACCGGAGCCAGTTGTCGCGTTGCCGTAATCCCAGGTGATGTTGCTACCTTCAGGTGCTCCAAGCAGACAACGGCTACCTGCGCCGTTCTCATATCCGTAGTGCATGAAGATGTTTCGGACCGTCGTGTCGCGGCAGCGCCGGACGATGAACCAGGTCGAGTCCGTGCTACCCAGAATTCCATTCGCATTTTCTGCAACGCTAAACCCGGTACCGGTGGTGACACCGTCGCCGCGAATGCATTGGCCCGCCACGCCGAAAGCAGAGATCACCGTATCAGCAGTTGCGTTCACCCCGCTTCTGCCTGCGGGATAGTTCTTTGCAAGGGTCGCCCCCGCTGAAGCGATCCAGACATCGGAGATACCCCTCGTGAGCGGGTTGCCCCGATCCAGCCTGGCGGCGCCCTGTGGCTGGTAGCGCATCCCGTTCATTGATTAGCTTCCCGCTGCGAGGTCTGATTCGAAGGTGACAGCGTTGGTGACGTTGCCGTAGCCGACGGCGCGCACACGTCCGATTTCTTTGTCGAGGCGGATGCTGGTCGAGACATCGGCGCCAGATGCCAGATCACCGCCGAAGCCCCACAGGTCGTAAATCTTGGTCGGCGTGCCGCTTGCTTCTGGCGTCCACTGCCAGACCATCTGGCCTGCAGCTGTCACGGTGCCGCCGGTGTTTCGGATCCGGCCACCCAGCACGCCGCCATTGAACGCGGAGACGTCGACCCAGGGGCCCACGCCGAGCGCGTTCGGCGCTGCCTTCGTTCCGCCTGCTGGCACTGCCACGGCGGCCAGGATCGCGACAGGCGTTTTCGTTACTGCGACCATGGCTTATCCGATCCGTCAGGGTTGTAGAGCGCAGCAGCGACCTGCTGCGCGGTGTATGGGTCAGGCTCAAGGCCAAGCGCGCACAGCGCTTCAGCGTCGGCCGGCGAGATCGCGTCGGGCCCGAATGAGCGGAGCGCGCCCTGCGCCAGCGGCGAGCCGATGCTGAGCCAGCCATTGGCCAGCAGTTGCACCACGTGGCGCAAATTCGGCTGGGCTTGGATGAAGTCGATCAGCCGGTTGCCAGCATCGATGCCGATGGTTTCCAAGATCACGCCGTAGCCGATCTCGCGCCCATTGGCACGCAGGCGCCCGGGCGACAGCAGCACGGCAATCGCATCGCAGTCGCGTGCGGCCAGCGCAGCAGCGCACGCCGGGTTCGAGCGCGCTGCCTGCCGCAGCGCTGCTTGTTGTTCTGGCGTCATGATCAGGCCAGCGTCAACACACCAGCGCTCGCGTCGAAGTCGAGCGTCAGGGCTTCGCCATCGTTTAGCGTGACGATTGATCCGTAATCGATGTATCCGACCAGCGGTTTATTTGCGGCGGTGTCGTTGTACACGACGGCATAACGGAACGGGCCAACGCTGCCGCCACTAGCGGCGATCGTCTCGTCAGCGATCTTGACCCGTGCCACGCTTGCGCTCACGGTCTGGATCGCGTCGTTGACCACGAGCTTTACGTCTTCCATTGCCCGGGTGACGGTGATGGAGTCCAGCGCGTACCCCCCAGCCACGTATCCGCCCGATGCCGCCACTTGCGTGATGTTGGCCAGCACAGTGTTCGCCGCTGCTGGGAGAGTGTTCGTCAGCGCCGCCTTGAAGACGTGCGCCCCGAAGTTGTGCACGCCACGCAGCACCTGCTCGGCGAAGTCGGGGATTTTTTGAAGTTGTGGCATTTCCGTTCCTGTTGGTGGTGATGGGGTGGTTGTCGAGATACCGAACGCTTGACGCATGACCGACTGCAGGCCCGGTAGCGTGCCATCGCCATACGCCAGGTCTTCGAGGCCGATTGGTCCAGCGTGAACCCCATCGCCTCCGGTGAAATTGCCGCCCGAGTAATATTTCGACTTAAATGTCGTAGCACTAGGGTTCGCGTAATCTGTGAGGATGGCGTCACTGTCAAAGCAGAACACCGTGGTGCCGTTGTGCAGCGACTTGGCGTATGCGACACACTCACGCCGCCAGTTTTCAGCGTTCGTACCAACGGCATAGCCAGCGACCCAATAGTCCGTGTCGATAATGAATTTCACATTCGACATTCCCGAAACAGCACGGGCGGAAGCCATGAAGTTGTCGAGATTCGTTTTGTACGTAGCGAAATTTGAAAATCCGTTTTGGCTAAAGGCCGGGACGAGGATCACGGTTGGCCGCAAACCCGCGTTGATCATGTCCATTGCAACTGCCTGAAACTGCAATTGGCTGTGGCCCGAGCCCGCACCATTGACCGTGCTGACAGGGTGTTCTGGCGTACTCAGCCCCATCGCAGCCATGCGCGCCGGGTTGGCATACTGATAGGTCATGTACGCTGCGCACTTGCGGCTATCACCTGTGAATAGCAACAGGTCGGTCGGCAGGGTGCTTTGCGTGTTCGTTACAATCGGGAAGCCGGGGAACGCATAGTCCTCATTGTACGGACTGCCCGTAGGCACGCGGGTCAAGTCCGCGATGGCGTCATAATTTACGGCTTTCGAATACCACTCGCTAAACCACGGGAATTTTCCACGCGCGGAGTCCCACACGTTGCTCGCATTGCTGCCGGCCGTATAGCCGCCGGACGGATCCATCTGCGTCACTTTGACCAGCAGAATGCTACCTGGCTTACCGTCAGCCCGAGGGATGCTCGCCAAGTCCATCACGTCCGTGGACATGTGGATGATGCTGTTATTAGCTTGGTTCGGGGCAAGCCCGATTTGCTTGCTCGCTGCGCCGCCGAACGTTGCATCTTTCCAGCCGAATGCGGATTTGTCATTGTAGACAACACCGGCGCGCACGGGCAGATAGGCGTTGCTGACTGTGTCCATCACGATGGCATCAGTGACTGCGAATTGCGTCTTGTATGTACCCGGCGTACCAGATGAGACTTTACTACCAATGAGGTGTTGGACTTTGTTGAAGTCCGCCCCAAATTCAAACTTCATATACGCCGTGCGCACGCCCGATCCGCCCGTGTTGTAACCTTCATTCGGGCGAAGTTTTGACGCCTGCTGGGTAATAGCCATAATGTTAGACAGCCTTGTTGATTGGTTCCAGCTCGACGGTTTTCATCCGTCCGCGCCGCTCATACATCACCGTGGTGATGCCGAGATCGCTGAGCATGTTTAGTGCGTTCTCGTATGTCGCACGGTCGATCTGCCCAACGGCACCGTGCACGTACACGGTGCTGTCGGTCAGGTGGCTCACCGTCATAATTCCCAAGTACGCTCGACGCGCCTCGTAGCCGCCCGGCCCGTCATAGACGCGTATGGTCGAAACAGCCGTGGCCATATGCAGGTGTGTCATGCGGCAGCACTATCGGCAGGCGGCGTCGGCATATTCCCCCGCTGCATAAACAGCATCGTGTCGAGGATGCCCAACTCCTTCAGCCTGGCGATGTCGCCCGCGAGCTCGGTGTAGACGACCTCCGGGTCATAGCCGCGCTGCCGCAGCTTTTCGCTGAAGCTCGACAGGCCGCCGCTGATCTCGGCCAAGTCAGCCTGCACGTCCTGCTGCGGGTTCACGTAGTCCCACTTCGGCGGGCTAAAGTCGACCGCCTTGTCGCGCGACTTGATCTGGCCAGCCAGATACGCATGTTCGATGAATGCGTCATGGATCGGCACCAACAGCTTCGGGATCAGTGTCAACCACTGCATCTGCGTCACTGAACGGCGAAAGTCCAGCAGCCGCACGCGGGCGCTGCTAAAGTTGACTGAGCTCATATCGCCCGTCAGAAGGTGATACGGCACGCCGATACCGGCGGCGATCAGGTGCAACTGGAATTTAACGTACTCGACGTAGCCTGGCGCGGCCTTCGGTTCAATGACCGTGAAGTTCATCCCCGGCGGCATGCCAACGATGTTGCCGCCGCCCAGCTCGCCCAGGTCGTGATGGCCGCCGGACTGGCCCTCGCCTGCATTGCCCATGCTGGCCGGGTTCTCCGCGCCGCTGATGTCGCCACTGGCCAGCACCGACAAACGAGCTTCCAGATTTTTGCGCGACATCTCAGCGTCTTCATACAGCTGAAGGTCGCGCACGCGCGCGATCACTGGCGCCAGACGCGTGAAGCCCCTTCCCTGCCCGGGGCGGCCCGGGTTGAAAAGGTGGATGATCTGGTTCGCAGGCACGCGCTGACTCTGCGACCGACCACGTACGGCGGCAACATCGCCCGGGTGCTGGTCCCACAGGTAGTACGCGGTCACAGCCCCGAGCACGTCGTACTCGATGCCGTTGACAATCGAGTTGCCGTTGAGCGTGCCCGACCGGGCGCTGTCGAGCCAGTCGATTTCGAGCAGCTGCAACTGTAGCGGGACAGCCATGCCAGAACTGGCGCTGCGGGTGCGCTTGCGCACCAGCACTTCGCCGTCCTGCTCCATGGCCATGTAGGCAGCTTTCACGAATCCGAAGAAGTCGAAGCGACCATCGGCATCGCACACCTTGAACCACGCAGTGAGCAGCTCGTTGATCTTTTCTTTGTCGCGGCCAGTGGCGCGCGGAATAATGCCCGACCCGACTGTCGCAACTGCCAGGCCATCCATACCAGCCCAGATGTACGGGACGTTTTGCACCAGAGCGCGCGCCTTGCTGCGCAGCGCCTTGGCGTCGGCTTGGTGATCCGCGTTCGCACTCGCACCGGCCCGGCGTGGTCGCCAGGTGTCACGTGGGCTGGCAGCCTCATAGGCGCGCTGCAGCTGGCGGCGCGCGAAGTGTCGCGCAATACCGGCCTGCGGACTAACGAAGCCGATGACGCGATCAATGAAGTTGGCCATCAATCACCCCGACTCGTTGTGAAGCGGTAGCCAAAGATGTAAGGAACGGTGCGCCGAACGCTGCCGCTGATGACCTGCGCCGCATGTGCCCGGGCAGCGATCAGCTGCGCCGTGTTCTGGTACGTAATGCGTCGCCCGTCGAATTCGACCGAGAGCGCGCCGGATACGATCGCGGCGTCAAGTGCGTCAATGTCTGATTGAGAGATAGCCATGCCGCCCACGGTAGCGATATGGCTGTCTCAATTCTCGGAAAACTGAGATTTTATTTCTTGATGCCTGGCGTCTTGATGATGCGGTAGACCGATGCTCTGCTGATGTTGAGCCGGCGGCCAACCTCCGTGGCGTTGCGTCCATTGAACAACACCATGACTTCGGCCACAACGCGATCACGCTCGGCTTGGGATCGCCGTGGGATATAAGTCTCGATGCCGGCGAACTCCCTGCGCGCCAGCTCCTTTAGCGCGAAAGCCTTGTCACGCATCTCGGGAAACTCGATTTGAATGAACTCGAAAATCTTGTCAATTAGGTCGACGTTGTCGAGCAGCGCGGCGGTCACCATTGTCTCCCGGCTGGCCGACGCTGGTGGGGTAAGGGGGTCGAGGGCGGTTTCGGTTTCCATGGTTCGTGTGCTGGTTGCGCTGTTGTAGTTGGTAGTGGCGTGATTGCAGTAGCGGGCTGATTCCCATCCGGGGCGGGCTGGTCGACCGGACCAGCATCGTGGAACAGGTCGGACGTGGCAGGGTTGACCTTCTCGCGCACCAGCTGCCACTGGTGGGGAGTCTTCTTGTGCAGGCCGAGGTACTGCGCGGCGGCCAAGTTGTAGACCATCAAGTCGCCGGCCTCGTTACGGGCGGACTTTTTCTTTTCCCACACGGTGACTTTGCGGCCGCGCTTGTAGACGGTGATGCTGTACTCGGCGGTCAGCTGGTCGTAATAGTCATCCGGCAGGCCGTCCGGGAAGTGCGTGGCGCCCGGGCCGTCGGCCAAGTGGTAACGGCTGGCCAGGTAATCCTTGGCTGTGTCGGTACCAATCAGCCATAGCTTGGCGCCGTGCGGCATCACCTTGCCCATCCAGTTCACATCGACCAGAGATGGCTTGGCCGACAGGATCGGCTTGTTGTAGGTTGACGCGCCCTTGATCGCGTAGATGTGGCGGTGCTGGCGCGTGCGCGTGAAGTTGTAGACGTCTTGCGTATTGGCGCCGCCCGAGTCAATGAGCGTGGCGGCGATGCCGAGCATGCGCCCGCCGGCGTGCTGGTACCGGCCCAGCAGCAGAGCATCGAGTGCGTCCCACGTTGCCTGCTCGGTGGGCGAACCCGACACCACCTGGTAGTCGATGATCCAATCCTCCATGCCTTCGCCCCAAGCCACGACCTTGAGCTCGAGGCGGTCAGGCTGCGTGTCGACAGCGGCGGTCAAGATCAGGCCGCGCATTGGCACCGTGCCCAGCTTGTAGCTGCCCGCCCGGGCCTTGAGTTCCGTGGCCTTAGTCTGTTCCTTCTTGCGCTCCCAGCACCGCGCCAGGCGCGTGTTGTAGAACACGATCATCAGCTCTTCGCTGCCCTCGTCCAGCTTGGCCCGAGCAGCGCGGTACTCGCGCAGCAGGGCAATCCAAGTGAGCCAGCCGTACGGCGCGAACATCGCGCTGATCGTGAAACTGACAGTCTCCCCATCACCGGGTACGCCAGCGGACCAAGCACCGCGAGCGAACATGCGGTTCTTGTCGGTTTCGTACATGACGGCGCCACACGCGCTGCACGGATAAACCGCCTGGCCGGCGTCGTCCTCATCCAAGCGCTCGAATACCAGCGGCTGCTCGTGGCCACAGTGCACGCAATCCGCCAGCGCCTCCTGGCGCGTGCCCTGCAGGTACAGGTTCTCAATGATGGACTGGCCAGTAATCGTTGGCGAACTGGGGAAGTAGCTCTTGCGGTTGCGCTCGAACGAGGTCTGCCTGGCCTTCGCCAGCTGGACCGGATCGCCCTCGCCGTTGACGTTGGCGTTGGCGCGGTCGACCTCATCGAACAGCACGCGGCGCGCCGGAATCTCGGACAGGTTGGCGGCTGCGCCGGCGGTGACAATGTGCAGCGAGCCGCCGATGTATTCCTTGGTGTCGAGCGTGTTGACCGAGTCGCGCGAGCGCGGCGCGGCCACGCGGTCACGCACCTCGGGCACGGCGGCAACGGTCTTGCTAACGCGTGCGCTGGTTCGCTTGGCCAACTTACCGGTCGGCAGGATCCACAGGAAGTTGGCCGGCGACTGGTGCACCGTCGAGCAGAACCAGTTCAGGCCCACCTGTGTCTTGAGCATCTGCGACGCACCCATCAGGGCGACGGTCTTGCACCAGTGCTTGTCGGACAGCGCGCGCATCACCTCGCGCGCGTGCGGCGTGCGATCCGTCCGATACTTACCGGCCTCATTGGCGCCCGACTCTTTGGGGATCACCATGTGCAGATCCGACCATTCGTCGACCGTCATGTTCGGGTCAGGCTGCAGCCCACGCGCTATCGCCGGGCGCAGGATAGTGGCAGCTGAGGCGAGGCCAGTCATCCGGCATGCTCCTCGATCTGGACGTCCAGGCGCTCGTTGAACGTGTGCGCCATGCTCTCGAGCAGGATGCGGTGCTCGCGCTCGATCACTTCCTCGCACTCCTCAGCGGTACGCAACTGCGCCACGTCGGCAGCGATGCGCCGGGCGCAGTTGAGCAGCCCGTCGCGCAGCGAGCGCGCCGCCTCGAACACGGCCGAGTCGACGTCAGCCTTGAGCAAGAACTGCCCCGACATCTCGGCCAGCTTGATCTCCGCAGCTGCTGCCTCCGCTGCCTCCCGACGCGCTCGGCTCGTGTCGTAGCCCGGCACCTTGGCTACAGACTCCGGACCTCCCGTACCCGCCGGAATGCTGGGCTGCGCCCCACTTGCCAGGGGGTCAGGGCGTTGGCCGTTCGCGCGCGGGCGGGTATGTTTTTTGTAGAGGTGCGTCGCGTACTCCGGGTCGACCTTGCCATCGGTCACCGGGATGCCGCACCTGGTCACCGCCTCGTATGCGGACTGGCGCGCGATGCCTTGCAGCTTTGCCCAGTCAGCGATGGTTGTCAGGTTTTGCGTCATGTTTCGTCGTTGTCAGGTCAGTTGTCAGGAAATGTTTTTGGGTTCTGCTAGTGCGATGACGTGGCCTGAATTACCCTTGCTAGCCCTGCCCCGGAAAGAACCTAACCCCGGGGGGGGGTATCAGGTTGAGCCCGGGCGCGGGCGATTAAATTCAGCGTCGAAGTGCCCAGAGAACTTGGCTTCGATGGTGGCCTGGCCGATCTCGTGGAAGCGCAGGCGTGTCTTGTACTGCGCCTTCTGCACGAACACGAACATCGGCTTGATCGCCGTGCCATGCGCGAAGCGGCGCTTGATGTACACGCCTGGTGGCAGGCCGCGGTTACCGTTCGGCAGTACGAAGTACGTCACGCCCTGGCGCGCGATGGTGCGATTCGACCGCGTGCTGCCCGATGCACGCGACTCGTGGCCAGCTCCGCGCTGTACCTTCAGCTGCGACAGCATCTGGGTAATCTGGGCGCGGCGCACGTTGCCGTTTGCATCGAGCGTAGCGCCGTCACCAGGTATGGCGAACCAGCCCTGCGGCATCATGCCGTTGGCCTGCAGCAGTCGCTCCATGCCTTTGAGGCCACGGTTGCCGCCGAATATCTGCGGACCCAGGAAGCGGTCAGCCGGCGTTCCCTTGCCCCATGGGTCGTCCTTGACCCAGACGCGCGCCTCGAGGCTGGTCTTAGTGGCAGGCTTCAGGAACGTGCCGTTGAGCGCGTACGGCGTTGGACGATCGAATACCGAGCGCATCTCTGCCTTGATCGCGGCCTGGACGTCCTTGGCCGTACGGGTCAGCGCGATCGCTGCCACGATCGGGCCACGCCGGCCCAGCTCTTCGATCCGTGCGGCCACGGCAGGAAAGTCAGTTCGCAGATTCATTCGCATCGTTTCACTCCTTTTTCCGGCTTTGCAGCCTGTTATTCAAACCCTGCAAGTCTGGAACCCGCATGGATACTGACTCTTGGCAGGGTATGTAGGGTTGCAGGGTTGTTTTAGATGTGAGCATCAAAAAAACACATCGGCATATCAACATCTTTTCGCACCCACGTGCGCTGAACCCCGCAAACCCTGCATACCCTACTGAAACCCGCATAGAGACTGGCTCTCCGGCTGGCAGGGTTTATTGCCGACCCTGCTCAACCCTGCAATGCCCGGTCCGCACGAACGTCGCCGAGCTTTCTAAACTTGGCGATCTGCTCATCCAATGGGTGCGGGAAATCGGGGTTGTCCACCACGAACACCATTCGGGTCTTCTTGTGCTTGCTGTCGACCGCGACGCTCTTCTTCGACTTCGTCTCGCGACTACCGATCAGGCCGGCAAACTTGCACAGCGTCAGGGGCTTCTCACCGCTCTTGTCGCACCACCGCTTGTAGATGATGTACAGATCCTCAGACAGGCACGACGTGTATGGCGCGTCCAGGTAGCCGTCCTTCCAGGCACGGTGGAACGACATCCATCCGGCCAAGCCGAACTCGATCACGCGCTCCTTGGCCAGTGTCATCGGCGGCTTGGTGTGCTCGTTGAAGCCGTCGAGCGGCAGGTTCAGTAGGAAGTGATAGAACGCCTGGATGCCACCGGCTGCGATGGAACGCTGCACGTCGGCATAGAACGCTGGGTCCTGCTTGCGCCGCGCCTCGATGACCATGAAGCGCCGGTCCTCCAGCTCGATCGGGATCGGCTGCGGCTCGTTCGAGAGAAACGTCGCATTCATGTGGTTGCGCTCATCGCGCAGCGGCAGGTTCTTCTCGTTGATCGAGGTGGTCTTGCCGGTGATCATGTACTTGAGTGTGCCGTTGTGGGAGTACTTGTCGTCGCGCGAAAGCACCTCCTCGAACAGCACGAACAGCTTTCGGCTGCGCCAGGCAGTGAAGCTCGACTCCAACTGGTGCTGACTGGCCACCGTGCCGTAGTCGCCATAGATCGGCTGCATCACGTCTTGGAAGAACAGCGACTTGCCGGTGCCTTGCTTCTCGCCGAACATCAGCAACGCGGTCTGCATCTTGGCGCCCGGGTGCTGCAGCGGGTACGCAAGCCAGCGCAGAATCCATTCCATGGCCTCGTCGGCCCTGTCCTCTGCATCGCACAGCGAGGCCAGGAGTGCGAGGATCGGGCCGACGAGCGCGTCGTCCTGCTTGGGCGTCAGCGGCCAGCCGAGGAAGATGTTGACGTGACTGACCGGGTCGGCCTGCTGCGTCGGATCGAACACCAGGTTGCGTGCCTCGATCGTCTTGCGCTGGGCATGCTCCTGCCATTTGCCGGTGAGCTCAGCGGTGTAGTCGGCGCGCACGGCGCCCAGTGACATGACCTGCTGGCCAATGCCATCCCAAACCGTCTCGGTGCCGCGCAGGAGCGTGAGGTTGTCGAGCATCTCACCCAGTTTGCCGCCGCCTGCGCCTTCAACTGCCTTGCCACCAACGAGGGTGGGAAGGGATTCGCGCAGGATGGTGCGGCGCTTTGGATCTCTTTCCCACGCGGCAGCGAGGTCTTTGCCCACCCATGCGGCGAAGGCTGACTTCTTGAGGCGCTGCTTGCGCAGGCCATCCCAGATGTCCGTCGTCGGGTAGATCAGCTGCATGTGCGCGAGCAGTACTTCAAGCGTCGGCACGCGGATGGAGGTGGCCACGTCGACGGGCGACTCGACAGCGGGAGCGGGAGCGTCGGGCATTGGCACATCGTCCAGGTAAGCCGGCGGCTCGTCGTCTGTGGGGCCCGGCGTTGGGGTCTGCGTCATCGTGAGGGCGAGGGAACGCGCGGCCCGCACTTGGTCGCGCACCACGTCGAGCGATTCGGCCAGGTACAGGTCGTTGAAGTCGGAATCCTTGCTGTCGGCCGCACGTGCCGCGAACGTCGGCACGACCACCGAGGCATTGCCGACGACGCGGGCTGCAGCGCGCGATCGCGACACGCCAGCGTTCTCGAACTTGAGCAGGCGCACCATGCGGCCCGCGCGCAGGTCGGCCTCGACGTACGGCGTGCCGGCGGCATCTTCGCGCCAGGTTGCGCGTACGCGCACGATATCGCCCTTGGTCGACGCGAGCTCGTGATCCGCGCCGTCAATGACGGGCGTCCATTCGACATCGAAGTCGGCCAGCAAAGACTCGGCCAGGCGCGCCACGACCCGCATGTCATCATCGGCCAGGAACAGCAGATGGGCGGCGGGGAAGTCGGCGCGCAGACGCTTGGCGACCGGCAGCAGGTTGCCCGCGTTGAACGCAACCATGACGGGCATGTCGAACTCGGTGGCCATGCGGACGGTTTCGCAGGTGGCATAGCCCTCGCCGATCGCGATCAGCTCGGGGGCATCAGTCGTCTTGCCCAGCACGCAGCAGCCAGCAGCCATGTCGATGCCGGTGCTGAAACGCTTCTCGCCATCCGGCTCGATGCGCTGCAGGCCGGCCAGCATGGCGCCTGTCTCACTGTATTTGCAGACCGGCACGAGCAGCACGCCATTCGCATCCACGCGCGTCTTCTCGCTGCCGACGCGCTTGCGCGCCAGGTAGGCCGAAGGCTGATCGCTGTCCGCAGCTGCGGCCCAATCCATGCGCGCGCGGCTGGCCGCCATCTCAGATTTACGCTGCTTGCGATCAGCTTCGGCACGTTCATAGGCGGCCTGCTTGCGCTCG